CTCAAAGGACACGCTCAAAAGCCATTTTGGCGCTGGGTGGCGTCATGGTCGCGATGCGCAACCCTGCCAAGCGACCTCGGCGGCGATGATGCAGGATATCGCCTCCCCGATATCAAGCGGCAAGTGCATACTGTGGAAGCGGATCGCACCATTGGCGCGGATGACGGAATGCTGTTCCGCATCCCTGAAATGAGCGCAACCAGCTTTCACAAGGAAAAACGTCTTACGATCCGGCAACGATGCGAGCTTGCGGCGGAACTGGCAACACATGACCGGCCCGTGACTGTATGGTGTGAAACCAATGAAGAGAGCGCCATGCTGGCAAACATGGTGCCGGATGCAATCGAAGTGCACGGCTCGCTATCGCCAGAGGAAAAAGAGGCGCGGCTCCTGGGCTTTGCCGATGGCAAATACCGCGCGATCGTGACCAAGCCGAAACTTGCCGGGTTCGGCGTGAACTGGCAGCATTGCGCGCATGCAGTGTTTGCCAGTATCAGCTTCAGCTACGAGCAGCACTATCAGGCCGTGCGCCGCTCGCATCGCTTCGGGCAAAATGAGCAGGTGACAAACGACGTCGTAATTTCAGACACTGAGGCAAGCGTCTGGGAAATCGTGCGCCGCAAAGCGGAAGATCACGAAACAATGAAGCGCAGCATGGCCGCCGCAATGACTGAAGCGCAACAATTCGCGGGGCTTCGGATCGCCTATGGCGAGCGTGACGCGATCAAGTTCCCGGAATGGATCAAAAGCGAAGGAGTAAACTAATGGAAGTGCAAACCTGGAACGGCCATAACTGGCAAATATTGAACGCCGATTGCGTCGAAGTAATGGCGCAAATGCCTGACAATTCGATTGATATCGCCGTTTTTTCGTCGCCTTATTCATCGCTCTACATCTACAGCGACAGCGAACGCGATATGGGCAATGCCGATGATGATGAGCAATTCCTTGTTCATCATGGTTTTTTTGCGCGTGAACTGTTTCGCATTCTCAAGCCTGGTTGCGTCATCTGCGACCATGTGAAGGATACGGTATTTTATCAGGGAAGCAGCAAGACGGGGGAAAGCGGGCTTTATCCGTTTTCCGATATGGCCGTTGCGTCATATCGTGCCGCTGGCTTTCAACTTCGCAGCCGCACAACGATCTGGACTGATCCTGTACTGGAACGGTCAAAAACCAATGCCGAGCGACTGCTTTACAAGAACATCGGCGAAAACTCGCGGGCATGCGCAACCGGAATGCCCGAGTATATCCTGGTCATGCGCAAGGATTCAAAGGGCGTGAAAGTTGGCGAGCCGGTCCGCCATTCCGTCATGAAATGGGGCCCGGAAAGATACGAAGCCGATGCGCTGGAAATCGCAGTTGATCAGGCGCAAAAACTATTAGTCAAAGGCATGGTTGCCGGAGAGTCGCCGGAGTTGTTGGCACGCCTTGCCGAAATGGCAAAATTCCCCCTGGATCAATGGCAGCAATGGGCTTCGCCGGTCTGGATGGATAACCACGCGACGGACGTGTTGAACTCGCGTTTCCGAGGATCTGATCAGGACGAAAAACACCTATGCCCGATGCCGCTGGCGTATATCGAGCGCTGCCTTTCTCTCTACAGCAGCCCCGGCGACGTTGTGCTTGACCCGTTCACTGGCATTGGCTCGACGGCGTACAAAGCAATCCCGATGCTGCGCAAGTTCATTGGGACAGAACTTAAGCCGGAATATGCAATTCAGGCCGCCAAGTTCGCAGCCGAAGCTGAGCGGTCCGCTGGCGATCTGTTCGGATTGGCAGCCTAACCCCCAAACGCACAACCGCCCCGGATATGACACCGGGGCGGCTGGCGGAACAAACGAAAGGCGAAGGGCTTTGGGGAACCGACCTTCGCCTTTTGCTATAGCGCGAGCCTTGCGCGCTGGCAAGAGTTAATCGCAGCCGGGGCCGATCCGGTTCGGATCGTTCGGATCGACGAAGTCTTGCCAGCGCCTCCAGCCTTGCGGGCAATGGAACCCCCATTCGCGAACGCGCGGGCCGGTCAAGAACAGCGTCCAGGCATCGCGCTTGCTTCCGTCGCGGTTTTGGATTAGCTGCACCCTGTGAGCCGCTGCGGGCCGTCTGGGCACAAACTCGAACCGGCGGCGCTTGACCATCATTGCGCGGGGCAGCACCTCCCAATATCCGCCTTTCAGGATAAACGACACGCTCCACCAAGGATGGTCATGCAGCGCGCGCGCGTCATCATCGCCAATGAAGTGGTGCAAATACAGGTTAAGCCAGCGATTGCGCGGGATGATGTGCCAGCGGCGCAAATAGACGCCGGCCGCGTTGGTAATTTCTTTATGCGGTTTCATCATTTATCCACTCCTCTACAGCATCCAGCGCGGCTCGCGCGCCTAGTGCAACGCATGTAAACGCGCCAACCTTTGCCGCTGCGGTGAGATATTCCACCTGCCCCGGCTGCCAAGCGCTCTTGGTGTGGTCCTGGCGCTTCAACTCGCACACGAATGCCGGGGCGCCGGGGATGATGATATCGGCCGCGCCGGGCGTCATGCCTTCCGCCTTGTGCCGCATCAGCGCCGAATGCTGGCCACCGCGAAGCATTGCCTCGTTTCGCGGATGGATCGCCAAGCGGCCAATCGTATCTGGCCAGCGCAACCGAACTTGGTTAAAGAAGGCGATCTGTTCCGCCGCTTCCGGCGGGCATGGCCCGCGCCAGTCAGGATCCCCGAACAATCGGACGCCGGTTCCGTCGAGTGCGTTAAGCCGCATTTGACACCTCCGCTGGCAGACTGTCTGCCGGTTGATTATAGCCGAACACGCGATAGAACCCGCTTGGCAGCTTCTTATAGGTGACGCTTTCCGGCTTGCCCGTTGGGCTCTCCTCGCAGGCGTCTTGATACGCCCGCAACTCTGCCGTTTGCTTTGGCGTCCTGGGCTCGCGCATAAGCCAGATGCAGAACGATCGCCAAGGCGTCACGAAGTCGAGGCGCAATGTTGGATTGCCCGCCTGGCTGATGCCTTCCGTCTCTGTGACGCTCTGCACTTCGTCCGTCTGCAACTGGCTTGGGTCCGCTTTCATCTTGCGGAAATCGCCTACTAGCTTCTCGTTTGGGTCAACAATCTCCGCCTTGCACTTGACGCAGTACCGCGCCGCAATATCGTTCGGCTCCCCGCATTCCGGGCATTCCTTGCTTGTCCATCGGTAGGCGCATTGGGCATGTTCGCCATTCGGGCCTGACCTTACAAGGCCGGCGCATCGGCGCTTAAGATGTCCTGGAAGCGGCCCATGCTCCGTTTCAACCCGACTGCCGAATGCGTCAAGCACGTATCCCGCTTCGTCAGTCTGGAACGCATCGCCCATGCTTGCCGCGATCTGGCCATTGATGATAGCGTCCTGCGCCGTGCCGCATTGCGGGCAGCACACCTCCATTTTCTTTTGCGGGTCGCCCTTCGTCGCGCGGATTTTGGGCGAGAAGATATCGCCGTCCGGGAAATGCTCCGCCATGTTGGAGGTGTAGTCCAACACGAGGCAATCGTACTTCCCTTCGGACAAGCGCAAGCCGCGCCCGATGATCTGCTGATAAAGCCCCGCGCTTTCCGTCTTGCGCAGCACCGCCACAACGTCAACGTGCGGCGCGTCGAAGCCGGTAGTAAGCACCGCGACGTTGACCAAGTACTTCAGCCGACGCGCCTTAAAATCTGCTAGCAGCCTGGCGCGCTCCGCCGCTGGCGTGCTGCCGGTCACGATGGCGGACAATTGCGGAGGCAGGCTGGCAAGCACTTCCTCCGCATGGCGTACCGTAGCGGCGAAAATCAGCACTCCTTCCCGGTCCCATGACTGCCGTACAATGTCCTCCACAATGGCCGCTGTTTTCCGACCATGCCCATGGTAGGCCCGATCAACGTCCGCTTTGTCGAATTGGCCGCGGGCGTTGGCTTCCATGCCGTGGGTGTCGTAGCTTTCGGCGTTGATATCCCCGATAGTTGGCGGCGTTAGGTATCCCTGCTCAATAAGCGCCGGGGCCGTGATCCGGCCAAGCAATCGCATGAAATAGGGCTCGTGCGTTTCGCTTTCATCTACCGGCCTGCCGTCCGGTTCGGTCGCGTAAATGTAGCCTGTACCGAGGCGGTAGGGAGTGGCGGTCAATCCCAGCACGCGCAAGCGCGGGTTGCCTTCGCGCATCTGGTCAATGATCTGGCGCACCGTGGGCGTTATCCCGTGCGCTTCGTCCAGGACGACCTGCGCGTAGCCTTCCGCGCCTTGCCGCTTGAATGCGCTGATCTTGTTCTTGACCGTTAGCGGCGTGCCGAAAACGACTGGCCAGCGCAAATCTTTGCGACCGGCACTGGACGAATACACGCTAGCCGAAAACCCGGCATCGCGGTATTTCTCGAAGTTCTGCAGGACCAATTCGGCGGACGGCGCGAGGCATAGCACGCGCTTCCCGGTCATTTGGTGGATTTCGGCGGCAACGCTGGCAATGATATGGCTCTTGCCCGCGCCGGTGGCGGCTTCGATAACGGCAGGATCGACGCTTTTGCGCAGCCAATCCATTGCCGCATCTACCGCCGCCTGCTGATAGGGGCGGAGCGTCATCCCTTCATCGTCCAATAGCTGGAAGGCTTGCCGCGGTAGGGTTCGAGGTCAGCATCCGGCGCTAGGTCTTTTAGCGCTTTCATGTAGCTGATCGATCCGGCGCGATTGACTTGGGTCAGGCTGCGCCCGGCGAACGTCGCATTCTTGCCGCCTGCCAGCCGCACGGCTTCCTTCAAAATGTCCGCCTGGCGCGCCTTGGCGTTGTCGATTGCTTCGGCCAATTCGTCGTATTCGGCTGCCAGCTTGTGCGCTTCCGGCGTGTCGATAACGACGCGCCGCGGCGCTAGATGCTCGCCCGCATTGTTGGCGAGTTCGTGCAGATATTCCGCATGGAACTGGCGCAGCTTGGGCAGGTTTTCGGATTGCCAATCGGCATCGCGCCATACAGTTAGCGCTATATAGTCCGCTGGGCACCACTGCGCAAAAAAAACCGCTTCAGCGCCGCCAACTACCCACATTTGGAACTGCATTTGATCGTAATAGTGCGGCTGATCTTCTAGGCGTTTGAACGGCGCGGGGCGTTTGGCATCGCGAAGCGAAAACGGGCACTTGATCTCAACAAGTT